GCCTTTGTGAACGATACCTTCCAGGGCGCTACGGGCACTCCGGGTGAGGGCCAGATTTTTACCGACTCCGCGCCGATGACCATCCCGTTTCTGCGCGCGGTCACGGCCGAGCTCTATCAGGAGCTCGGGAACACTACAGGCACAGGTGTGGTGATACGCGATAACTTCATCCTGAATAACATCCCGCCCGTCCACGGCGCCCACGGCTGGGGGATACCAGACCCGGGCGTCCAGGTCTACTTCAGCTATACCGGTTATTTCGACGGGCGGCATATTCATCCCAACTTATTTCTGCCGCCCGATCTCATCATGCCGCTCTTCATGTGGGAGCGCACGCATAACACCAACAACGAGTTCGAGCCCATGTACGAGGCGCAGTTCGGCATCCCGACCGCGCAGCAGACTACGGCGCTAGCCTTCTGGGAGTGGCGCGAAGAGAAAATCTGGTGCATGGGCTGCCTGATCCCGAAGGACGTGCGCATCCGTTACATTGCCGCGCTTCCGCTCGTGGACGATACGGTTACCGACCTCGCGCAGCTCTCGGTGCCCATCCAGGACTGCGAACGGGCGCTGGCCATGAAGCTAGCCAGAGACTACGGCTTCCCACGTGGCGCCGACCAGGTTCAGTTGGCCGACGCCATGCAGAAGGAAGCCACATTTCTTTTGAAGAACCGCTACATGCGCTCGATTCAGACAGTGGACTTCCGTGCCGAGCCGTACGGAGATGTCCGCTTGAATTTCTTCCCACTAGACCGTTACCGCTGAGGAGGCGATATGGCTACACTGCAATTCAATGTTGAGAACTTTCCCTATGGCATAGACAATACCCAGCGCCGCCTGAACGCCTACGGGCGCACCTCGATTGGCCCCGATTCGCCTACTGCAAGCCCCCTCGTCTTCACCTACGTTGTCGGCGGCATCCGCGCCGCCTTCGTTCCCTTAGAACCCATAAAAGCCGTTCCGGTCATGCCGAACTGGGTGCAGATTGTCTCGCTTACGGGAGCCTACGTCTACCAGTGGCGGTCTTTTTCGCTGATTTCCGCTGTCGCCGTAGCCTCGGGCGTAATCACGGTGACCGTCCAGAACAACTTCCAGGTCGGCGACCAGGTGCAACTGACCGAGCTCACCGGAAACGCCGCGGTGCTGAACACCTCGCGCCTGATAGTCGCGACCGCCTCGGCTGCGAACTTCACGGCGCCGATAGCTGCGGCCAACCTTGCCTCCACTACGACCGCGGGGAAGGCGACGACGCTCAGGAACCAGAACGGAATGCCCTCGCAGGGGAACGTGAAGATTCTCACCGGGGCCGGCGTCGAGCTTACCGCTGGAGCCATTGCCGCCGCCGTCCAGGCGGATGTCACAACCTATCGTGCCGAGTTTGTGCGCTCGTACCAGTAGCCTGTGCCCGTCTACTTCCGCAAGGACGCAGTGATTCAGGACGTGATGGGACATGCTTTGGCCGGTGCCCATCTCTATGTCTGCGAGCAGCCGGCGAACCTGACGATCATCCCGCCTGCGCCGCTCACGCAGGTCTGGTCCGATCCGGACGGGCGCAACGGAGTGATACCGTTCCCGTTGATTGCGGACGGCACGGGGCATTTCGCGTATTACGCCCAGTCGGACTTCTATACCGAGGTCTACTTCTGGCGCGGCCAGCTGTACAAAGTTCTGCCTGACCAGGCCGTAGGCTGCGTATGCGGCGAAGGCACGGGAGGAGGTGATGGTCCGGTGCCCTGGACGTTTGGCATCCCAACTTCGATGTCGATTGGTGCGCCGAATCCCGGTACGCCAGTAATGCTCTATACGGCATTCGCACAATCTGTCTTTCCGCCGAACTTCGTGAACCCGACGAGTTACGGGGCCTGCCGGAACATGCCCATTGCCCCGAGGGTCTACACCGTGCAGGTGAATGAGACGACCGTCGGCACAGTGTCGGTTGACACGAACGGCATCTTCACCTTCACAACTCCGGGCTTCGTCATTAATCCGGGGCAGATGCTGATGATGATGCCGCCAGACCCGCCCGACCCGATGATGGCGGACGTGGCTATAACCCTGGTAAGTACCCGTCTCGCTTGAACAACAACCGCCAATCCGCCGACATCACGCTCAACATGTTCGGGGGGCTCTCGACCGAGGTCGCGCCTTCCGACTTGCCCGAGGGCGCCTCTCCGCTTAACTGGGACTGCGACTACGACATAGGGCAGGTGCACACCCGCGGCGGTCTGACCAACGTCTATTCGTTTCAGGACTTGGCCGCCGGCCCCAATATCGCGGGCGATTCGGGAACGATTCTCGTCAATAACGTCAACTGGGGAAACATCCCGGCGCCCGGATACGACGCCGTACAGTGGCTGAACGGGCAGTCGCCGATTATCTGGTGGAACACCTTCGGCTTCGTTCTCGACCCGACCTCGGTCACCGGAATCGAGGTAGCCATCACCGGCCACTTCGAGGGCGCCGTGAGCCCGGAGTGCGTGCTCGAGCTGACGCTGACAACGGATGGCCGCGGCGTCGGCATAGCGAAGACATTCTTCTTCCAGGGGAACGATTCAACCGTTACGCTCGGCGGCCCGAATGACACCTGGTCGTCTCCGATTGCGGTCGAGCACATCAACCAGCTTACCTTTGGCGTCCAGCTCTACGGCATCTCGCCCGGGCAGACGGTAAGCCTCTTTGTGCTCGGGATCACGGTCAAGGTCTACCACGCGCAGGGCGCCGACAATATCGACTGGGTGAAGACTTTCATCGAGGACGATCAGCATGTACATACCTTTGTGCTCGACTCGGCGGGCACGGTCTGGGAAGAGGACGTGGACGCGAATCCCGGGGTGCTCGTGCCGCAGCTTGAGACCATCTACCCCAACCAGTTCGCTTTCTCGCACACGAGCTCTAACGAAGAGTGGATAGCGTTTTCCGATTTGAAGAAAGGAACCAATATCCCGCGCCACGGGACGAACTGGGACAGGATTTCGCAGGTAGGCCCGGGCGCCGCGCCCAACTGCTCTGGTACTTCGACAGGCACGAACGTCTGGGGGATAGCCTCGATCTCTCAGCAGCCGGAACACGGCGCCGCAACCGGCGAGCCCTTTCAGGACGCACTCTGGTCGCAGGGACCGTCGTCCGAGGCTCCGGGCAATACGCTGACCATCTTCTACCGCCCGGGCACCGTGCCTCCGGGTCCTAACCCCTTCATCGTCGTAGGTCAGGGAATCTATCTGAGCGGCATAGGCGGAGATTTCACGCCCGATCTGAGCGGAACTTACATCGTCACCGACGCCGGCTTTGCCACTCCTCCGGGCGCGGGCTCGAACCGCTGGATGTTTACGGTACACACCGTTCTTACCTCGCCGCAGAACGCACATGTCGGCCATACCGCGGCCGGCAATTATCAGCCGACGCTTGCCACGCTCACCTTGACTAAGCCCGCCACGTTCCAGGCGGGCGACCAGATCACCATCCAGGGCACGGGAGTCGGCAGCTGGGCGGGGCAGTGGACAATCTTGAAAGCTGTCAACGGCGGACAGTACACCATCACCGGCACCAGCCTTTTGAACGGCGTTGCCACATACGATTTCACTCTGGTTAACGGGGCCCTCCCAAGCGCGGGCTCGTTCGTCACCATCACCGGATGCGTCAACGGACCATTCCTTACAACCGGACCCTCGGCAGGCAGTTCGATATTCAACGTCACCCAGGCGCCGGTCGAGTCGGCCACAACCTCGAGCTTCACGGTCAGGATTCCCGGCTATGCCGACGTGGCAGCGGCGGTTGAAAACGGGAACGCGGTCGAGATGGGAACCGTCTACCAGTTCGACCCGGGACTCTCGAAGGCCATCGAGCAGGCGGCAGCGCCTTCGGGAACGTCGGTATCGGCTATCTTCCCGGCTCTCAGCGGAGGCACAGACAATGCGCCCGCCGGCGGCGGGACAGTTTCGCTTACCGGAGGGCTGACCGAGGGCGTACGCCAGGCCGTCTGCATCTTCGAGACGAGAAACGGTTACCTCACTGCCCCCTCGCCGCCTGTTACTTTCGGCATTACCTCGAACGACTCTTCGATTGCCTGCCAGAACATACCGATAGGACCGCCGAACGTTGTCGCGCGCATCGTCGCCTTCACGCCATCGAACGGTGGGAATTTCTTCTACATACCGCGGGACGTTACCATCCCGAACGCGGGGCAGCCGCTCAATTACTCGGCCACGAGAATCGCGGACAACGTTACGACCTCGAAGACCTTCACCTTCACCGACGCCGTGCTGATGGCCGCAATCGGCATAGACATACCAGGGAATAATCTCTTCAACCAGATCGAGATAGGCTCCTCAATGGCGATTGTTCCTTACGCCGGCCGGAACTGTTACCTGATGCAGAACAACAAGGTGCAGAACCTCATAAACACAACTTTCGACGGCGGGTACAATACGCCCGGGCAGCACCACTATCCTGCCGGCTGGACGCCGACCTCGACCCACAACGCGCTCGGCGGCGAGATACGCTTTTCGCCCATCTTCGGCTTCTCCTACTACATCGTGAGCGACGGTTCGGACCCGGGCGGCGGTTACGGTGCCATCTTCCAGGGCGCCTATCAGGACGCCTACATGGTGCCGATTCTGAGACCAAACACCAACTACTCGGTGCGCATCGACATCCGCTCGCCTTCGGGCATCACCACTCAGGGGGGTTCGCTGATCCTCGATCTCGTCAGCTACAACCAGCAGGGGCACATTTACGGGAGCGCCAACTTTCCGCTCACCGAAATGTCTACCGAGTTCCAGACGCTGACGCTGCCGATACTCGTAAAGGGCAGCCTCCCGCTCAACGTCCCGACCGACCTCGAACTGCGCCTCTACAGCGACCAGCTTCCCGCGGGCGCCGACATCGAAATCGACCGCTTCGAGATTTACCCGACCGACCAGCCCCAGCTTGTAACCGACGTGATGACGAGCTATATCGGGAACCTCGAAGCCGTGGACGGAGTGTCAGGCGACCTCGGCGTGAGCATACAGAACAACCAGCCGGTAATGGGTGCGTTCACCCAGTACGACCTGCTCTACTTCCTCAAAACCAGCTCTATGTTCTCGACCCAGGACTCTCCATCGGATGAACCCGCCGACTGGAAAATCCGGGAAGTCTCGAATGTGGTCGGCACTGCCGGCATCCATGCCTACGACGCTTCGAGCGCGACCGGCGGGGGCGAAGAGTGGATGATTACCGCGTGCCGCAAGGGCCTTTACATCTTCTCGGGCACCGAGCCCATTAAAATCTCGCAGGAAATACAGAATGTCTGGGACGCCATCAACTGGGCTTTCGGGCATACAATAGTGGTAAGAAACGACACGGCGCAAAGGCGCATCATGGTCCAGGTGCCTTTAGCTACCCCCAACCCCTGGCTGCCTGATGCGCCTCTTAATGCAAATCCAACCACTCCGAACGTAATGCTCGCCTGCTCCTACAAGGAGCTGCAACGCGCATCCGAACTTGCTGAACGTGGTCCCGTGAAACTCTCGTTCTCGGGACGCCTCATAGCCTGGGACATGTCGCGCAAGTGGAGTATCTGGCAGATACCGAGCCCCTACTCGGACTTCGTGAGGCGCCCGGACGGGAACGACGCCTACTTCATCGGGAACGGACGCCAGAACTCGAAAGTATACATGCTCGATGACAACGCGCTCAATGACGACGGTATACCGATCAACGGGCTCTATACCACTTACGGGATGCCGGCGCCCGAGCAGGCGCAGCAGTTCGGGCAGATGGTCGGAATGTACCGCAAGCTCTATAAGTACAGCTCGTATAACATTTCGGGCGCTGGCCTCCTGAAGCTGCGCGCGCTCATCAACAACCTGAATCCGGCTTATCCCTACACGGTGCCCGGGGGCGTCCAGCTTACCTGCCCTGTAGACCACAACCGCGAGGTGCCGTTCAACCTCGAGGGGCAGAGGCTCTATCTCGAGTTCTCAACCAACGGCAACGCCGATAACTTCGGGCTCTCGGAAGTGGTTTTGAGCGTAGTCAAGAGCGCCTGGTCGCCAGTGCGCGGTGTCAACTGATGCTCGACCTCAGCAAACATACCCAGGCCATACAAGTTAGAGACCGCGAGACCGCGGCGGCTTTTCGCCTCGTTGAAGACGCCATCAACCGCCTGGGGCGCAGTGCGGGAGCATCTCCGGTCGGAGACGTGGCCCAGCCCGCGCCGATCCAGGCTGTCAACGTCAAAGTAAGCGGAGAGACCGCGCATGTCACGATTACTGATAACTCTGCCCTTTCTCGGAACATCCATTATTTTCTGGAATATGCGAACGAGCCCAACTTCCTCGCCCCTCACGTGGAGCACCTTGGCACGTCACGCGGGCGAGTCCTTAGCCTACCGGCAAATGACGATACTGGTGCGCCGCAGAGTTATTACTTTAGGGGTTATTCACAATATCCCGGTTCGAAGCCAAGCCCACATGTACTACTAGGCCCGCAGGGCTCGCCTACCGCGGTCCAGATGACGGGTACAACCAACATGACGCTGCTGCCCTCGACGGGAAGCGGCACCGCGGCGCCGAACGGCCAGCAGGGCGGGCAGGGCTTCGGGACATTCGGGAAGCGGGGCCCGCAGGGTCCGAAGCGCAGCGTACAGATATGAATGTGGGCGACATTTTGAAGGAAGACGGCGAGGTGCCGGAGCTCAGGCGCATCCACGAGGAATCGGGGTTTGATTTCAAGTTTCCCGACCTCTCCGATTCGCGCTTCGCTATCCAACGCTCGCTGCGCCATGAAGGGAAGCTCATGGCCGCGGTTGTGGTCAAACTCGAGGGAGAGTGCTACCTCTTCCTCGACCACAAGTCTGCGACGCCGTTCGAGCGGTTCTTCGGGCTCCAGATCATGCAGAAAGACCTGCTCGAGAAGGCGCGCGAGATTGGGCTTGACCAGTTGTACTGTGTGCTCCCGCCCGAAGTAGAGCGGAGGTTCGGCGCCCGATTGGTCGAGCACGGCTGGAAGAAGGACCGGGGCTGGACTAAGTACACCTACGAACTCGAATAACGATGAGATCAGCAGTAGCACAAGCGCAGCAGGCAGGACAGCAGGCGGGGCAGACCGGCAACCAGCTGATGGGACAGGCTGGCGTGACCGGGCAAACGCTCACGAGCGCGCTTACCCCGATCATGCAGAGCGGCATGACGCCGCAGCAGATGAACAACATGCTGGTCGCGGGGCAGCAGGAATCTGGCGGTGCGCTCTCTGGCATCCAGGGCGCGGCCGACCTACAGTCGATGCGAGCCCGTAACGCCGGCGGTTTCGGGATGTCGCTCGATGAGGCGGCGCGCGACAAGATGCGCCAGGACGCGGCGAGCGGACTCGGAGTACAGAACCTGGCGCTCCAGCGCCAGATGCAGGGCTTGCAGTTAGGCGAAGGCTTGTACGGAACGCAGCTAGGGAACGCCATGAAAGCCTACGGGCTGATACCCGAGGATGTCGATGCCGCCGCACGTGCGAACCAGACCGGATGGTTCCAGAATATGACCGGACTGATTGGTGCCCTGCGCGGCGCAGGTTATAGCAAAGGCGCCGATGGAGGCTTCGCGATAAGCGGGTAGGATGGCTAACAATCAGCCAGACCCGTATGCTCCTCCGGTGATTCCCGGGCTGACGCCCGAAGAAACCGTAGACCGCATACGCGCTATCACGCAGGGAATCGGACAGGGACCGGTGCCCGCCTACAGGACTACCGCAGCACCGCCAGTCGCGGCCCCGCCGCCGACAATACCCTACGGTACGCTGCCAGGACGGGGAGCAATCGAGTATGGAATGCCGCCGATTCCAGAGGAAGAGCAGGGCAGGCAGCAGCGGTCAATACGCGACGTAGTTGCAGGCATCGGGTTCCATGACATGCCTGGAACTGAAACGCCGATTCCGAATCAGATGCCGGCGTCGAGCCTTGGAGTCCCGCGACTTACGAGGCAGGGCGAGCTCCTTCAGCCGCAGATACAGCCGGGATCAATCATTCCGCCGAACCTGATGCACGAGGCCGGCAGAGCGGCTTATCAGCAGATACTCCGAGATCTCGAACCTACGGCGCCTGTGGGCACCGCGGAGTGGAACCTGCAAGAACAGGCCAGGCAGAGGTTCCTCGCGCAGCACCATCCTGGCAACGACATATCCGCAATACCTGGAATCGGCGGCAAGATACTGCACGGGCTCGCGCTCGCCGGCAACATTGCGGGCGACATCATTGCCCCCGGCGTCATGGAACAGATTCCTGGCACCATGATGCACAGGCAGGCGGTTGCCGCCGACCTGCAACGGACTTACCCGCAGGAAGTGTCCGCGCAGGTTGCGCAGGCGGAAATCCCGATCAGGCAGCAGGAGGCGCAGACCGCGGCGGCGCAGGCGAGAACGGCGGAGACGAGAGCCCAGCTCGAGCAGCAAAAATTCGAGGAGGGCGACCTATTGCAGACGCAGGAGGGACTCTTCAGTCGAGGTCCGCAGGGCATACAACCCATCATGTACAACGGCCAGCAGCTTGACCCGAAGCAAGCCGAGGGGAACTATCAGACACAAGCCTTTCAGGACCTCAAACGCGAGGGCTATTCGACGCAGCAGGCGCTCGGCATAATGGCCGCGGCGCAGAATGCCTCGAAGAACGACCCCGCCCGGGACCAGGCCATGAAGTCTTACATGGCAACGCACCGCGGGGCTACTCCCTACGAAGCCTACATGAATACCAACCCGCCGCCGCAGGCAATGTTCATGGTGCCTGCCCCTGGAGGCGGCTATCAGGCGCAGACCGTAAGAGGCGGACAGACTCTTGCGCCGGGTGCCGTCCCTTCCGGGCAATTCGGGAAAGTCACAGCCACTGAACAGAACCGCGCCGACTATGCCGACAATCTGAACGAGAACCTGGATAACCTGGAGGATATTGTAAGACGCCGGCCGGAACTCTTCGGACCCGTCCATGGGAGGATTACTCAGGTTGAGGCCATGGTCGGTTCAGACGACCCTGACATTACTACCCTGCGCAACATCAAGGACAATATCGGCAGGGTAAACCAGTCGGTTCACGGGATGCGGGGCAGCAACCAGGTAGAGAGCGCCTCTAATGCTGTCCTCCACTGGGGCGACGGTCCGGATGGAATCATGGGCGCGATAAAGAGCGCGAGAGCGAGCGCCGCGACTTTCTCCAAGAACGTTCAGCAGATCAGGCAGACGGGAACGGCGCAGCCGACTGGAACCAGAGCTCAACCAGCCGCGCCAGCCGCGCAGGGCGGCGCCGGCGGAAGAGTGCGAACTTACAACCCGAATACCGGACAGATCGAATAAATGCCTCCGCAGAACCAGGCCGATCAGACCGACCAGGCGCCAGCTCCCAAGGTGATAAACCTTCCCGATGGGACGCAGGCGCAGTTCCCCCATTTCATGGAGGACTCAGCGATACAGACGGTTTTGCAGCGGCAATTCCCTACCAGACAGAATATCGCTCAACCTCCGGGCGACGTGCGCATGACGGTTCCGAATCCGGAACGTCCGCGAAGCGATGTGGGCTACGTGAGCTCGGCTATTCGCGGAGGAACACGTTATCCAACTCCGAGCGACCTCATGGATGTCAACTACCAGGGTCAGCGGGAGCAGCAGGCTCTGCAACAGGCATTAGGGATGCGAATGATGGGTCCAGCCGCCGAGTCGCCGACCGTACGGGCTCTCGCGCAGGGCGCCGTGGACATTGCCGACGTTCCGCTCTTCGGGCGCCTGAGCAAAGGTATCGCAGCGGTTCGCGGTCTCGGTGAGAACCTTAACAGAATCTGGTCGCGTCCTGATCCCGCAGTCTATCCAATGGTCACCGGCGGCCCTGCGAATGTCCCAACGTACCCGCAGGAATACCTGAATCCGGAAGGATACGTACGCGGTGCCCCGGGTGCCGGGGTACCATCTCTCGAGGAACTGCGAGCCGGTCCTACTCGAGTCGACTGGCAGCCGCCTGAAGGCGAACCTGTAGCCAGTGAATACCAGCCTCCGGTACGCATAGCGCGCGGCGAGGCGCGGCCGAGCACTCTCGAGCCTCTCAGAACTCCTGAAACTGGCGGCCCTGTGGCTTCCGATTGGACGCCTCCATGGGCGCAACCTATAGCGAGAACCAGGGCGGCGCAGCCGAGCACTCTTGAGCCTCTACGCGAAGCCGAGCCCCCGCGCTGGGATCAGCCGGGATTCGAGCCCACTCTAAGCGAGACGCAACCGTCGCCTGCGATACGCAGAGTACCTGTGCGGCCGAGTACGCTTGAACCAGCCCGGACGGGTGCACCGTTTGTTCCTGCCCGGGCTCAGGCAGAGTGGAATCCGCCCTCGGTCGAAGAAGCGACGGGCTCGGATTGGACGCCCCCTGCGAGACCCGAGAGGCTGCCGCCGCGGCGTGGACCTGTTACGCAAACGCCCCCGATTACTCCGGGCCGCGCACCCGTAAGCCAGCGGCCTATCTCGTTTCCGAGAGCCATTGAGGAGCAGCCACGGATTGAAACTTCTCCTGCCCGGGAACCAGATACCGCGCCAGTTCAAACCGACGAGATGACTCCGGAGGAGCGGGCATTTCAGGAGCGGTTCAGGGAACAGCTTGAACGGCAGCCGTCAGGACCGCCGACTATCGAGGACGAGTTCGAGCGCGAGTTCAAGCGGTCGATAGAAGAAGGCGAACGGCAGAAGGCCGAAGAGAAGGGCGAGGAGCAAACGCCTCCCGAGAAGTCAGCAGGTAAACGCAGCACTACCGCGGAAGGTCCGATGCCCGAACGGTTCACGCCGGTTGAGTCGAGCATGATGAAGGGCTATTCGTACGACCCCGCGGGGCAGAAGCTCGAGATAATGTCGCGTGGCGGGGGAATCCACGAATACTCGAAGACTCCGGAAGAGTTCAACGCTTTCAAGAAAGCGGGTGAAGAGGAGTCCTGGGGCAAAGCCTTCAACCAGCAGATAAAGCGGGTCGCGAGGAGAACTATTGAGGGAGGCGAGTAGGTTTGCTTTTGACCAGGGCTTCGAGAACCATGACGGCGCCGGCTATCACATAGATGACAAACCAGAGCGCGAGCCAAGCGCCCAGAAGTCCCAGCCCAAGTTCAAATGCGGCAACCATGTTTGAGCCCCCTTTAGAACCAGTGTCCGAGGATAGCCAAGGATTCTCCGCAAGTCAATCAAAAGAAAAGCGAAACTGAAATGCCACTCTATAGTTCGAGCCCCTTCGACCCGGTGATAGCAGCCAAGCCCGGGACCCCGGTCTGGTTGTTTGGCCGCATGAGCGATACCGTGCCGCCGACGAGGTTCCTGATTTCAAAGTCGCAGGGCAACGGAACGACGACGGTCACGGGATTAATCACCGAGGGCTATGTCCCGAACGTGGGGGACCTGATAACCATTGCCGGCGCCTCGAATCCTGACTTGCAGGTTGTCTCGACGCCGATCACCGCGCTCGCAATCAACGCGAAGAGCGGTCGCGGGACGATCTCATTTGCGAGCGGCAACGAGCCGCCGCAGGTTCCAATCATTCAGGCAAACTGGCAACCAACCTGGGCAGGCTGCATGTTCTCTTCCGTTCCCGCGCTCGATGATAACGATGTTGTCACCTTCGGCGGATTTGTCAGTCCGACTCCGAGTTATCTGAATGGCCGCTCGTATACGGTCATGACCATTCCCGGCGGCGGCATCCCGCCCGATTTGAACCATGCGGCATGGGACAGTTTAACCTCGCTGACGGTGCGCCATCAGGGCGACCAGATAGGCGACTTCTTCTACGACCCGCTGGCGCATATCACGATAGGCAGCCCGCTCACGGCAACGCCCGCTGTCGCCATCATCCAGCGCAAGCCCATCCTCGAAACGGTGCAGAGCGGCGACCGCTCAATGGCGGTCGCGTTACCTGATTCGCCCGAAGGGAAGTCTCTTCAGGGCTTCTCGGTTGAGGTCTACGACCCGGATGCGGATGTAGACGAAGAATGGGACTTTGAATCAGGCGGGGTATTCGTGCAGACGGCGAACGTGAACCTGGACGGAGCCTTCTCGCTCGTCTGGGAGGGGAACCCGGAAAGCACTCAGCTCATGCTTGCAGGTTGGGGAATCCGGTCTGGGCGCAAGGACTTTCAGGTATCGGCTAACTTTGTGCGGCTGATGTGGTCTGGGCCGCGCCCCGGCAATGTGGCTGCGAGGTTATTAGTGCGATGAAAAAGTTACTGCTTTTCCTTCTCCTCTCTGGCTGCGCGTTGGGGCAGACCTCCGGTGCCGCCCACATTGCCATCTTTCCCGGCGCGCCGTCCGGCTCTTGCCGCATGGACAACCGGACCCTTGCGATGAACGGCTCGACCGGCGACCTCTACGTCTGCAAGAGCGGCGCCTGGACGATGCTCAACGCCGCCGGCGCCGGCTCGGTCTCGAATTTCTCGAGCACGAACCTGGCACCGCTCTTTACAACGAGCGTCGCAACTCCAACGACTACGCCGGCTCTTAGCTTCTCGATGAGCCTAATCGCGCCTAATACGCTGTTCGGAAATTTCACGACCTCGACCGGGGCGCCTAGCTGGTTCACTCCTTCGGGCGACGTGTCGATGGCTAATGGTCAGTTCGCCGTGAACCGCCTGAGCTTCGGCGCGACCTCGATCCCTCTCGGAACTCCTGCTCCAGCGAGCGGCGAATACCTGACGTTCAACGGAACCAGCATTGTCGGCGGCACACCTGCGGGCGGCGGCGGCGGCGGCTCGGGGCTGCTCGGCTGCACCACTCCGACCAGCGGCAACCTCATCTGCGACAACTCGATGAGCGTTACTTCAGGCACGCAGGGCATACTCTCGATGGGCTACGGCACTCTGCCTCCTGCCGTGACCAATCCTCTCGCGCAACTTACGCCTGACTCGACGGGCGCCCCTTTCTGGAGCCCTGGAAACAGCGTAGCCAGAGCACGCTTGCTGGTAGCGAACCCGATCACCAATACCTTCGACTCGACCAACTTCAACCTCTCGCGCACCGCTCCCGGCTTCGGCAGCGCCATGGTGCTGCGCTCGGATTACACTGACTGCAACACGACGGGCTGGGACGGACAGACTTCTAACCCGAGTTGCGCCGATCTCGTAGCCAACCGCCAAACGGTTTCAACCTACGCTCTTGCGGTAAGCGACCTCAACCGGGTGATTCGCCACGCCACTGGCGGCGCTGTTACCGACACCATCCCTGCGCCCACGGGGCAATTTGCCGCGCCGTTCGTCTTCTGGATCGACGCCGGCACAGCCGATGTCACCGTGCAGACTTCGGCAAGCGCACTCATTAACGGGCAGAACACGCTGCACATCGGGGCTTCCGGCTTTGCGATGGTGTGGGCAGATCGTGACGGCACCAACTGGTACGCGCAGGCCTATTCGCCGCCAGGAGGAGTGATCTTCATTCCATGAAAAAACTCATACTGCTCCTGTTTGTGGCTGCCTTGCCTGCTGCTGCCATCACCCGCGGGCAGACGGTAACCTGCTCGCAACCTGTACAGGCCCAGTTTGCCTGCACGGCGCCGACCTCGCTTCATCTCAATGCCGGCGATACGGTGGTCTTCTGGGCTTACAACGACACGAAAGCTGGCTTTGTACAGGATAATTGCGGACACTCGAACGACTGGCAGCCCACTACTCCTTCGACCTCAACCAGCGGCTGGTACTTGCTGAACGTTCCGGCAGCCGTCGATTGCGTAATCACCTTTACCCGTAACAGTGGACAAGATGCCCGCAATGTCTGGATTGCGACGGTTTATTCGGGCGTTGGTTCCATCGGTCAGATGTCCAAGCGATTCGGAGGCACGGGCATCTTGAACTGCGCGGCAAATCCAACGTGCGGCACCCACATAACTACCCAGGATGCGGGTAACTATGTTGCCGGCATGGTCCAAGTCAACGCCGGCACCACACAAGGCGGCAATCTTACGATAGCTTCCGGCACCCAATTAGGCGGTCTGGTGCAGACGCCGAACGGCTCGATAGTGGCGGCCGACATTACCTCGCCGACCGCAGGAACCCAGGTGACTATCAGCGGCAATGTCAGTGCTTTAACGAATTTCTACGGTGATTCGAGCGCCATCGAGTTGCGCGTGCCGCTGGTAACTATCGGAGGGCGGGCGGCGAATGTCGGCGACATGGGGCACCTGATTCTCCTGAACAACACCCAGAACATGTCGAACTTCAATTACACGCTGCCTAACACGCTCCTGACGACGAGCTGGTGCGACTGGGTCATGCCTACCAATACTACGGGCGCGTTTCAGTTGGCGTTGCAGTCTCCGAGCCAGTTGAACGGTGGGACTGCCAACGTAAGTATCCCGCCATGGCAGATGTCGAAGGTGTGTCAGGACTACGCGGGGAACTACTGGGCAGCGCCGCCGCTTGTGGCAGGAACCGGCATCACTATCACGCCTTCGCCGACCGCGATAACCATTTCAGGCGGCACGGGCAACGCGCCCCAGCTCATAGCAGCGGGGAGTATAGTGCTCGGCACGGCGGTTGTGCCAGCGAACGGATCACGATTCATCCGCACCATAGTGGCGGGTCTCAGCAACAACGACACCGTGATTGGATCGACCGGCGCCACGAGTGTAGGTCTCACCACGGTCCCAGGCTGGTCAGGCGGGGCGCTCAATTACTTCCTGTCGATTCAGAGCGATGCTTCGGCGATCCTGACCACTATCACCAATTCAAGCGCCACAGATGTTACGCCCCAGTCGATCACCGTCCAGTACAAGGTAATCAGGTGAAACTTGTGGCAGTGCTGTTTCTCTTTTCGGGCATGGCCTGGGCGCAGCAGGGATGCGTTCAGTTAAACCCGAGCTCCACGCTCACCGGACAGTCCTCGCTCGCCTGCCAGATAACGCAGGCACCACCACCTCCTCCGACTCCGCTGTCCATTCCTACGCAAGCCTGTAACAACGGCACCGCCGGCGTCGCTTACACCTGCACCATCTTCGCAACCGGCGGGACTACGCCCTACACCTGGACGCTAGCCTCCGGCTCGCTAGGCGGGGCAACGCTCTCGACCGTCGCCAATCAAGCAAACATTACCAACCCGAATCCGACGGCCGGCACGAGCACCTTTAGCTTGCAGGTCACCGATGCCCTAAGCGCGACCGCTACCATACCGCTCTCGATCCTGATTACGCCGGCTGGTCAGTGCGGCTGGCCCATCTACAAATGCGGGCGCGACGACGGTATCCGCCGCACCTATCCCGGTCCCGCTCTTGACGTGCCTCCCGATGCCGGCCCGAACCACTGTGTGGCCGGCGACACGGGCGACCCCACTAACCCAGTGGGCATGATAGCCTGCGGCAACTCGATTGGCATCAATACCAAGATAGTCGAGCCCTTCTATAACAACGCGCAGCTTGTGCGGATCACCGACGCGACCGACACGCCCAAGTGCGCGACCAATGTGCAGGGGAACGTGCAGGTTGGCCCGGGAGGCGCGGCCGAGCACAACGTCTTTTCGACCGACTCGAACTACGTCACCCTATCCTGCACCGGCTGGTACTCGATCAAATGGTTCGACCCGGTCAACATGCAGGTGCGGACGAACGTCGAGTCTGGCGGATGGGTCATTACCCAGACCAACGCCATCTGGAAGACCTCGGGCGCCATGCGCTTTTCCTACGTCTCGCCGAACATCGTCTACGTATTCACGGCGCCGTTTGTGGACTCCTACACGTTGACGAATGGGAGAGTCACGACCACGGCTTCTACGCGCATTGCCGATTTCTCGCTTGCCATTCCCTGCTGGAATGCCGCTTCGTCAGGCAACATTGGCGGCTCGACTGGAACCTGCCCCGACTGGCACTCAGGCACCTATCAGCCGGGTGCGAACATCTACCCGCAGACCGGAAACTCGGCTACCAAGCACAGCTTTCAGTTGGTGAACACCGGCACTTGCACCACGGGGCTCACTCAGCCTGACTGGACACAGATTGTTCCTGCCGCCAATGCCAGCTTCTCGCAGGTCGTCATTCAAGACGGAAGCTGCACCTGGGGCGACATGTGGATACCGCCGCAACTGGGCGGGCGCTACAACTGGAACGCCGGCAACAACGTCGACTACACCGACACCAAATACTCGGGCACCTTCAACAACCACGGCGGCCAGGACGCCGCTGGCGGCTGCTATGCGGTCTGGTACGATAAGACTACCAATACTTATTCAAACCTTAACTCCTGCACCGGCAACGTCTATAACACCACCTGTACAGGCTCGACGGCTTACAACTGCGCGGGCGGTACTCTGACTCAGACGTTCCTCGGAAATGTCTTTGTGCTGAACCAGTTTGTGGCCCCGCTCAACGGGGTTTCCATGCACGAGAATTTCGGCTCGAAGGGCGGGCACTGGAGTTATATAAGCTTTGGGGGCAACGGTAACCTGGGGTGTGCCCTGGTGCATCTCGACGGCACCTGTTACTGGGCGTCCTATGACACCAATGTCTGGATGTGGATGAGCGGGACCACGAAGCTCTACGATGCCTACACCCAGTTGAAGGCAAAGCGCATCGGGCACCAAGTGCCCGGGATCGACACTCACATCTCGCGCTCATTGAACAACTACGACTTTAACCAGTACCGGGCATTGAACATACAGCAACTCGCAGACACGGGAGTTACCCCGCCGATTTCCGAGTACTTCGACGTGCGGGGCTTTGACTGCCAGCCGATTGCCTGTTATGGGCCGTTAGGTACTAATCCAACTCTGACCATACGCTACGTGGGCTTTGACGACCACAACAGCTGGGTCTCGGCGCAGCCGGGGGACCATACTCCATCCTGCACTCAGCCGTATCCCGTCGGAGGCTACGGCACCCGCGTGGACAATACGACCCCTCCCAATGATTTAAGCCGCAATGACAGCTGGTCGATGCCGCCGGCCTTTGCCTGGTTTGGCGAAGTGGTCTGCTATGCGACGGACGGCACCAATCGAGTTACCCGTCAGGCTTATACGTACAACACCATGGTATCGACCGCGTTCAACGTGTGGGCATCAATAGGCTCGCTTTCATCGGATGGACAGTTCTGGGCGTTCAACTCTAATTGGAACTGTACGCTAGGCGCCTATGACGGCTCTCCCGTGCCCCTGTGCGGGATGCCGTTTTACGGCAACTACAACTACCAGGTCGGCGAGTATGTCGGCCCCGGCATAGATGCTGCCGGTAGCTATCAGGCGCAACTGTTCAAGGTTACGACGGCAGGACTAAGCGCCCCCGCACCGCCCGGTCAAGGCGTCCCCGCCAATCCCAAGTGGTGCGTAACGGTGGGCTGCACGGTGCAGAACGGCACGGTAACCTTTACCAACGTGGGCAAGGCCAACGGCAAGTACGACGTGTTCATAGTGAAGCTGCAATGAGGAGGATTTTTCGATGATCGCAAATTGCGACTTAGTTTCGGCGTGGGAAGACGGCGGGATCGGCGCCGTAGTGATAGCCATAGCCTGGGGTCTGTGGTCCTGGTGGCGGCACAAGACCATGCAGCCGCCGGCGGCGCGCTAAGAGCTTTTCTTCTTTTTCTTGGCCGCTTTCTTGCGCCTGGAGAAGCCGGAATTTATCCCGCCTATCCGGCCGATCTCGCTCATGCGTTTGGCTGAGAGGTTCCGTGCCCTGGCTTTACCGCCGAGTCTGCCCATCTCCTGAGCGTTCATTGCCTTCGTGACCTCGCTCTAGTCTCTTCGGTTTCTTTCTGCCTCGCCTGCTTCTCCAGTTCCTTCTTTAACTGTTTCTTCTTTTTGGCGCTCGCCTTTCCGGCTTTTGATGCGCTTTCCCTGCGCTGTTCCGGGGTCAAAGCCTTGGCCCTGGCCTTGCCCCCGAGACTTGCCATGTCGCGGGTGTCCATAAACCTGCCCTCTTCCGCACGTACGGAATTAAGGGCAAGAATATCACAAACCTAGCGTCAGGTTCACTTATGGTATAGTACGTGCCTGCACGTTGTCAAGTCGTACGTGCAGGCACGTAAGACACCAGCAGCTTGAAAAGTTGACAACTCGGAAGGGCAACAAAATCGTTATTCTGCTGGTCTGTAAAGAAAGGTAAAAGTTGTTAAATCTGAAAAAACCACACCTAATTCACAAGGCACCTGTGCTTAAATTCCACCCTGATTCAACCAGCCCAAAAAGCGAATTGACTGTCCGGGCCATGAGAGAAGGGGGGATGAAAGTGAGGTGCCTCCAATGGGGTAAAGGAGGACTTCTTGCAAACATCCCAATGGATGTATCTGGATTTCGAGTCTGCCGCACTGGCCTGGCTTGAGACCCGCCGCAATCACGTAGAAGCAAAGACGCTGTACGAACTGCGTCTCAACATCAAGACCCTGAACCGGTTTTTCCGTGACGTAAAGCTCACGGAAATAACCTCTGACCTCATTCGCAAATACCAGCGGGAACGCCAGGCAAACGGTCTCGGCGCGTCCACCATCAACCACGAGACCTCGGCGCTTCAGCAGATGCTCAGGCGCATCGGGCACTGGGCGAAGATCGAGGGCGACTTCCAACCGCTCCCACTGCCCAAGTGGCAGCCGGGGAGAATCATCACGCTCGCCGAGAGGGAGCGCCTGTTCCGCGTGTCTGCCTCTGACCCGAACTGGGAGGGTGCGTGTCTGTTCTCTCAGATTTCGGTAGGTACGACGGCCGGCCCGCGCGAAGTGCTCACCTTGCGGCTGATGGATGTATTCCTTAACGATCAGCCGCCGCTGATGATGGTGCAGGCTGAAGGGGCAAAAAGGCCGGAACGCATCCGGCCGATTCCGCTCAAAAATAAAGAGGCCCTGAGCGCGATGGTACTGGCAGTGCAGCGCGCCGAAAGACTGGGGGCAAACCAACCAGAACATTATATCTTTCCCTACCGCATCCGCGGGACGAAGAGATACGATCCGACCCGCCATCAGCGAACCTTTCGCTCGGCCTGGGCGAAGGTAGTGAAGGCCGCCAAGCTCGATGGCCTCAAGATGTACGATCTCAGGCGGACGGCGATTACGGACCTGCTCGGCGACCCGATGGTAGCTGAGGAAACCGTGCGAAAAATCTGCGGCCATGTCGGTAAGGAGATGCTCAAGCGGTACTCCTATAACCGGCTGGACAACATGGGCGATGCGCTCGAGCGCCTGGGAAGGCCGAGGAGAGCGGAAGCGCCCAAAAAACCAACGGGTTCGGCGGGTACGTTCGCGCTGCCGTACCACATTAACATCCCTGTGGAAATGTCGCTTGAGGAGAAGAAACAATTTCTCTCGAAGATTGCTAACACGTTGGGTTTAAACGCCTAAAAGGACATGACCATGGGAAACCAATACAGACAAAATAATACTTGACTTGTGCATTACGGTCACTTAATGTGTGGCCGTAATGTACAAGAGACCAAAAGGCAGTGAAGAGTTGCCGCGGATTCCGATCCGGTTCGACTGCTCCGAGCAGATTGACCTGATTCGGGCGGCGGCTGACAAGATTCACTGGAGCTTTAACCGCTTCGCGGTCGTTTCGATGACCGAGGTAGCAAAAACCATCCTGGCGGCCGCCCGGGCCGAAGAGGAAGCGTTGTCGCAGAAGGTTGCAGCTTTTGAAGAAGTCGAGTCAAAGCAACCGACTGCCTAGCCAAGACAACCGATGCTAAATCGGTTGCCTAGCGAAAACGCCCCTCATCGCCCGGAGCCGCCAGCCCGTAAAGGACTGGCGACATGGAACTTGACCGAACTGCTATAGGGCGAAACAAAAGCCAAGACAACATTATTGCGCCTTTCGGGTCCTGCGAGACCTGCGAGGCAGACCTATGTCCGCACGGCATTTGCTCGGAAAACTGGTGCGGGCACGATTCCGAATGTGAGGAGTGCCTCACAAAGCGGCACCTCGAGCAGGAAGCCGAAGACAATTTCAGATTCTACTCTGGCATGAGTGATGTCTTCGGGGGGGAGCAATGACCGCCGATGAGATTCGCAAAGCGGCGTATGACCCCGATGGACCACCTGTGAACTTTACAGCCGAAGTCGCCGCGCAGCTAGCCGAACTCAACGAGAAATTGCAGGACCTGATTGCCACGTCGCTCGGCGTCGAACTGGTGAAGAAATGATGCTCACCTTCATGCGCTGGGGGAAGACAACGCGGTGCGCCTGGTGCGACGAGCAGAAGCTCTGCCTCCGCTGCAAGACCGCGAGAGGCGACGAATTAGACCTTTGTGAAGAATGCACTACCAAACGGGACACTAACCCGAGGAGAGAACCCCGATGATGATGATGGCCGAAGGACAAGTGGTGGATATAGATATGCCGGCAGAACGTCAACCCCGCAAGAAGCGCCAGGCGCACGTCGAAATACAGGAAGTGACACCGGAGTCGAGGCGGCGCGAATTGATTGATGGGCTTGGAGGCCAGCTCGTTCCGGCGCCGAAGCCCGAGCTCGAGTACCTGCATCCGGTCATGGACCTTGCGACCGCGAAGAAGCGCCTTGAAGAGTTCCAGCAGTTCGTCAAGTTCTACCTGAGGGAAGGCGAGGACTACGGCGTGATACCCGGCACCAGACAGGACACGCTTCTGAAGCCCGGAGCCGACAAGCTGTGCGAGCTCTACGGGATGGCCGACACCTACCCTGAGACCCGCATCCGCCGCACCGAGGACTGGGACAAGGGCCTGTTCGACTACGAGATCACCTGCGTTCTCGTGCGCCGCTCGACCGGTGAAGTAATCGGCGAGGGCATGGGCTCGTGCAACTCGTACGAGTCCAAGTACCGCTGGAGAGACGGGAAGCGCAAGTGCCCGAACTGCCAGAAGGAAACCATCATCAAGGGCAAGGAGGAATACGGCGGCGGCTGGCTGTGCTTCAAGAAGCAGGGCGGGTGCGGCGCGAAGTTCGATGAGAACTACCCCCCGATTGTGCGCCAGACGGTCGGCCGCACCGAGAACCCGGACATCGCGGATGTCAAGAACACTATCCTCAAGATGGCGAAGAAGCGCGCGAAGATTGATGCGGTCATTGCCGCCACGCGCTCAAGCGGCATCTTCACCCAGGACATGGAAGACATAGCCGAGCCCCCGGCGCCGGCGCCGGCTGCGGCACCTGCTCCCGAGCCTAAGCCTCAACCTGCTCCGAAGCCGCAACCAGAAACGAAGCCTGCGGATGCTGCTATCGCCAACAACAAAGCTGTGGCGGAGCAGAAGAAGCCGAACGGAAACGGCGGAAAGCAGACGGCGCCTCCCTACAGCCCGAACCGCATCCCCTCGAAGGGTACGCTCGAGAACCTCTCGGAGAAACTCGACTGGATAGCCAACTGCTCGACTATGGACGAACTGGCCGAGCAGTACGACCTCGCCTTCGCGCTCGCCAGGGATGTCATGGACACCGAAGCCATGAAGCAGCTCTACGAGGCGCGTAACGCCCGCCGGCGGGAGATGAAAGAGGCGGGCCTGTGATTATCGAGGACGTTGAGCAGAATACGGCTGAGTGGCTTCAACTCAAACGCGGCTGTGCTTCATCGAGCCGCGGCGAGGACATGCTGAAGAAGCGAAAAGACGGCCAGGAGCCCGAGGGGCGCCGTAAGTACAAGTACGAACTCTGGTGGGAGCGGGTGAATACGCTCGGCGACAACTACCGCCATGTGATGACCCAGGAGATGCGCGAAGGGCACGAGCGCCAGGTGCTCGCAACCGCTGAGTACGAGCTTGCTACGGGAAACACGGTCACGCCGATAGGCTTCGCCTTCCATCCGGAGATACCGAACTTCGGCGCCTCAACCGATGGCTTGGTTGACCCGGACGGCTGCGTCGAGATCAAGTGCTTGCAGGGAATCAATCACCTGACCATTCTCGATACCCAGGTGATACCGGACGAATACCTGTATCAGATGAACCTCGAGCTCAGTTGCACCGAGCGCCAGTGGTGCGACTTTGTTGCCTATAACCCTACCGTGCCGAGACACATGCAGCTATTCATTAAACGGTTACACCGGGATGACGGACTCATAAGGGGATACGAATGCGACATACGACAGTTTCTATCTGAGGTAGACGAACTCGTCCGCCGCTGGACGATTTAGCCGTACGAGGTGAGTAGTGAGCAAGCTGCCGTGGTTTTCGTTTTATCCGAAAGACTGGCTCACCGATGTGCCTCTTGTGAGCTGTTCCAAAGAAGAGAAGGGTGTCTGGATAGACCTTCTCTGTCTGATGTTCCTGGCTCCTGATCGTGGCGTGTTAGCAGATGCTGATGGTTCGCCGTGGCCTGATGAAGTTATCGCCGGGGCAATCGGAGGCGACATTTCCGCGAATCTTGGCGCCATCCGTCAATTGTTGGCGAAAGGGGTAGCGTGTCGCAACCAGCGAGGGGCTATCTCTAACCGCCGTATGATGGCGGACGAACGGGAACGTCAGCGCACCAAAGAGCGGGTAAGAAAGTACCGGGGCGGTGATGTAACGGGTGATGTAACGCAAATGAAACGCAAATGTACTAACTCTGTATATGTATCTAATAAATCAAATACAAATACAGAAGAAGAAGAAGAATTTAAACCTCCTACTCTTCAAGAAGTTACAGAGTATTGCAGACACAGACAAAGCAACATTGATCCACAGGCGTTTTTCGCCTTCTATGTGAATAACGGCTGGAAAGTCGGTCGAGCGCCGGGCTATTCCATGCGGAACTGGCACTGGGCGGTGCTCAGTTGGGAGAAAAATGGCTACGCAAGAGCCACCGGAACCTGATTCGCCTAAAGGCGAAAAGAGCGAGCGTCCGCCGCTAATCGGCTGTGGGGTCAACGGCTGCATTAATGGCTGGCGGCCGCCGGCGACGAAATTCGGGCGCTGGCGCAAGTGCTCATGCCGTGAGAGTTACAAGCGGGATATGGCTGGCGCCGTGAAAGTCTGGCTGACGAAGGAGCATCAGAAGCACGTTGACTGGGCGGACGTTAAGCGCGAGCGCGGTCTTCCCGAGGAGCTGACCGCGCAGCAGCACTGGATAGACGAGCATCGCGAAGAGCTGAAGCAGCCGGCGGCCAGGCTGACCATGGACATGAAGCCGCATCCGAAAGCGGGTGAGCTGCTGAAGCTCAGAAAGCAGGGGATCACAGGCAAAACAGCTTACAAGATACTCGACACCTCGCCTAGCGGCGTCGCATATGCGGAGTATTTCAAGTGAAAGAGTCGCTCATAGTGCGCCAGATCCTCGACTACTGTGCCGCGAAGCATGTCTTTGCGTTCCAGCTTGGCACGGGCAAGTTCTTTTTCGAGGGGCGGGCTTTCAAGTCGCATTCGCTTGGACCAGGCGCCGCCGACATCCTGGTGCCGCGCGAGGGCTCGGTGTGGATTGAGTGCAAGAACGAAACCGGCCGGCAGTCGGCCGTCCAGAAGATGTTCGCCGAGGAATGCAGGGAGCGCGGCGACCGCTACATCGTGGCGCGCTCGGTGGATGATGTAAAGGGCTGGGTATGAGTAACCTCGTGTGCGCGAATTGCGGAATTGCCTTCAGCGTTCCCGACCACTGGACCGAGATGCGGAAGGCTGACCATCGCGACTTCTGGTGCCCGAACGGTCACGGAAATGTTTTCCGGGCAGAGACTGAGGCGGACATATACAAGCGCCTCATGCAGGAAGCCAACGCGAAGGCGGTAAGCTTCCACGAGAAGTATCTCGCGGCCGACCGGAAGTACGACAAGACCAGCAAGGAGTTAAAGCGACTGAAGAAGCGCACTGCGGCCGGTGTCTGCCCGTGTTGCAGCCGTACGGTCTCGCAGCTTGCGCGGCACATGGAAACCAGGCACAAGGAATATCTGGCGCTCACCGGACTGCTTCAGCCGAAGGCATTGCCGGCGCCAAAGGACGTGCAGTGATGGCGGTAAGAGGCTCGGGCGGATGCAGGGGCGCATCTCAAGTGCCGCCCCCGATGGGCTCCTCGGCGCCCCCTCCGCCGGCTGGCGGAGGCACCGGCACCGGAACGGGCGCAGGCCCGAATCCCGCTGACGGCGGAACGAGCGGCACCGGAGGCGTCGGCGGCACAGGAGGCAGTGGCGTGGCACAGGGATTAGTCGATGTATTGCAGTACATGGTTCCGCCTTCAGGCTTCAGCCGTAATTACCATTACGCCTCGAAGCAGGCCGGGGTTAATCCGCAATTCATCTTGCAGCAGCCGATAACCGCGACGGGCGGCTGGCTCTGGTACATAAAAAATCCGAGCGGTTATCCGTGGGACATCAACTGGTACAACGACCAGTACATTTTTCAGGTGGTGACCGAAGGCCCGAGCGGTTGGACCGACCCGTCCAGTTACAAGATTTTCGTCTCGAACTCGTGGCCGGATTCAAAAGGCGGGGTTGCCTGGAGCCCGCGCTACGTGGATGTGGCGCCCTTCCCGACGCTTACGACCGCGGACTCGAGCTACGAGACCTGGCTCGGCGGTGCGCAGGTTGGCAGTACTCAGTCGCTTGGAGCGGTGCAGTGCCGCATCGAGGGACCCTACAACCTCGCTTGCGGCGACCTGGGAACGGTGCCGGTGCTCGTGCAGTCCTACTTCTGGAATCCGGGGCTGACCGTCAAGGAGGTGAACTGGTACGGCTTCCAGCTCGGCCTGATCCGCTGGCAGGAGTGGCACCTTCAGAGCGGAGTGTACGTTATCGGGACCGACAACATATTCGACCAGAAACGGGCGGGCGGGACGCCGCAGCCGGTGTTCAGGGGGACGCTGCCGTGAAATCCTGGCAGGTGGATTACACGATGTTCAAGCGGGGCACCGGAGTCCAACATGCAGGGCACACCTTCATTGAGGCTTCTGACCTCACAAGTTTGTACCGAAAGTTCAGGGACTACACCAAGTCGCCTCTGTGGAGCGGATTTGTTGGATGGAAACTAACCGGCGTCAAAGAGGCGATCCCGGTATTCAAACGGAACGCTGCCGTGATAATTCCGGGCAGTAAGCCGCTCTGCATTGACCTCTACTGTGGTCTCGGAGGCTGGAGCGACGGCTTCCTCGCCGAGGGTTACCAATGTGTCGGATACGACATTACCCGTCACGATTACGGGAGCGGCGCCTATCCCGGGTGTCTGGTGATTCAGGACGTGCGCAGGCTCCGCGGTTCCGAGTTTCAGGAGGCGGCTGTAATCGTTGCCTCACCGCCCTGCCAGGAGTACTCGTATCGCCATATGCCGTGGAAGCGGGCGAGGAGCCTTCCGGCGCCGTCAAATGAACTCTTTGACGCCTGCTTCCGCATTCAGCGCGAAGCTATCGAGAGCTCCGGGCGGTATATTCCGCTTATCGTTGAAAACGTCGTCGGCGCCCAGAAGTGGGTCGGCCGCGCGAAGTGGCACTACGGCAGCTATTATCTCTGGGGCGATGTGCCGGCGCTGATGCCGTTCAGTTGCCGTTCGATGAAATCGAACGGCAACACACACGCAAGGCTTGATGGTCCCGGGCGGCCTCGATTCATTCGGGAAGATGTAGGCTTGATTCAGAAAGGGCAATACCGGGCGTGGTTCAACGACTTCAAGCGGTCGGATGGATACGAGAATCTTTCCGGGCGGCTTTCCTATACCGCATCCGGGAGCCCGAGGCGCAAGGCGGCTTCCGCCGAGATCGCGAAAATACCCCTGGCGCTTGCCCGCTGGATTGCGCATTGCTATAAGCCCACAGAATGCCCCGCGCACCCCTCTACGTTGCGTCAGGACGCGCAGCTACCCTCCGGGTAGTGGTCGAACATAGCCACAGGGACAGCGGCCCGTGTAGGGGCTGAACCGGTGGGCGTGATAGCGGGAACACACGACCGGATACTTGCGCGGCCGGCCGCCGTTGCGGGGCACCTGGGCGCTGCGCTCCTCGGGCGTCGAATCCTTCCAGCGCAGGCGGGCGAGTTCCCGGGCGGCTTTGTTCTTCGCGGTCACTGGATTTTGACTTTCAAGCCCAGAGGATCGTCAAAGGCTACCGAGCTCACAATGCCGCGATCAGACAGAAACTCGTGAATCCATGAGCCCATCGCCAAGCGCAGCTGGTTGTACTGGGGCGACTTGAGCTTGTTCTTATCGTCCGACAATTCCACGGTGATTTGCATGTTGTCCTCGCGGCAAAGAGTATTGGGGCGCCGTTCGCCGCGCCCCGGGCGGGGGTACCAACCCCGCGCGTTCAGAAGGCCGGTAGTCGGCCTGCTCTGAAATCAATCGCAGTCCTTCCGGGCGGCTTCGGCAAGCGTCAGATCGTTTCCTTTCGAGTCGCGCCAAGTATCGGAATCCGGGCTATTCTGGCCGTTGCGGTATTTCTCGTGCGTCAATCCGCAAATGTCGCAGCGTTCGGTGATATGCACGCCGCACGCTTCCCACTGCCAGGCTTGCCCCTGCTGCTGCATATCGTGTGCGTCCTCAATTTTTTCCATCAGCTGCTGCTTGCGTGATTTTGTGGCTTCGGTTGTCACCTGGTTTTTCTCCTGTAATGGTATTTACTTGCGGGCGTGTGAGCGCCTGCTGTTGCCGCACGAGTTCCGGGCGGCAATCTCAGAAGCTCACTAGTCCCGGGGCAGGCAGCTGCACCTGTCATCAGGTTCCGGGTTAAAGGCATTCGCGAGCGGACAATCGAACTCATGCGGGCCGCGCAAGTGGCGCTCGGCTTCCGCCATCTCGGCCGAGTCCATGAGCCCTGTAGCCTGTTTCCGGGCGGCTTCGATTGCCTGATCGAGATTCAAATGCTCGGGCGCGCCCATGGCGGTCAGCGCGCAACGGACAAAGGCGTCTACTTTAGCCTGATACTCGTTGTACTGGTTCAGAGGATTACGCACACAGATCCGGATGATTTCACGGTCAGATAACGTCATACTAGTTTTCTCCTGCAATTGGTTTGCTTGCCAGGCTTGAGCGCCTGCGCCCGCCCGTATGGCATCCGGGCGGGACTGGAGCTCGTGCTAGAGTTTACCATCCTGCGCATGAATCATAAAGAGAAGATGCGCAGAAGGTCCGCGTGTCTCGGGTCATCCGGAGCGATATATTCCTGCTGGTAATCCATGGTCCCGCGCATAATGGAAATGTTCGTAGAGAAGCGGCCGAGCTCGGCGAAATAGATTCGCCCGTCGTCGCCGTCGACGATGCGCACCTGGCGGGCAAAGGTCAGGGTTTTAGGCTTGCCAGTGGTGACCCGTACGCCGCGCTGGCCGCGCTTCGGGTGGGTTTCGACAGAGAACTGGGCGGTAACCGTATTGCGGCCGCTCGGCCAGTTCTCAATGGTGGCTTCAAGACGCGGATTTGTATATTGCATAGACATTTCTCCTCTTTGGGTAAAGTTTTGAACCGTACGCATCAGCCCGCGCGACTCCGGGCGGGCTGAAGTCTACGGTCAGCGCGACTCAGGATGCAGGAAGCCGGCGAGCCCGAGCCTGACGAACTTCGCGCGGAACTCAGGCGAGAGACCCGGGTCGATACCCTTCCACCACCCGTATTTTTTATTCCACTCGACGAGCTCGGCGAGCGCCTGGCGGTATTCGTCGTCTGTTCCGCACGTCGTAAGCGTCAAATCTCCTTCGGCATAGTTGAAGATTTTGCGCTCCTCGGGATTCGTCCATGTCCCGTAATAGCTCGCGTCCTGAGTAGTGTCTACCTGCGCCCATCCTTTGGCGTACGTCAAGACGCGAAAATCGTAAAGGTAGCGGTCGGCAGGGGCAAAGTCGCGCTTAATTTCGATCGGCATTTTCAATTCTCCTCTTTCGGTAAGAAGTTAACTGCACACGTATCGACCCCGGGCGGACGAATCCGGGCGGGTCGATAGGTTTACAGTTCCGGGCGGGCTCGAGAGAATTTAAAAAGCTGATATCGCCTGAAATGTGTTGCCGATTCGCTTGATGACTGCAAACGAGCGTTCCTGAAACTGGTGCCAGCACACAAAGCAGACGCGCTTAGTCCAACTCCGGGCGGAGTTGGTAGTAACGAGCTCGGCAGCAACTAAAAAGCCGGCTTTATCGTAAAACTGGTGGACGGGCTGATCTTTTCCGCAATGTTCGCAAACCATGGGTGGAGCTCCTTCTCTGGTGAGAGATTTTGTGGAACGTACACGTAAGCCGCTCGGGGAACTCTCGAGCGGCTTATGGTTTACGCTCTAGCGTCCGCAAATATCGGAACAGTTGTCTTCATAACGTGAGTCGAGGCCGTCGCCGGCATAGTCGTTAACGGCCTTCTGTTCCTGCTCGGCATGGCGTTTCTTGAGCTCGGCGTAGCAGCGCAGGGAATCACCGGCCGCATTCTCTATGTGCTTAAGGTGTCCCTTGTCGGCGTCTTTAATCATGCCGTACGGGAAATAGTTCGGCGGGTAGTACGTGGCAAAATCGCCGGCTTCTATCCGAGCTCCGCAACTCAGGCACGTGCCTGCGTATTTGACCTGTATGTTCCGGGGCGTCGGTTTTGTGCTGTAGAAACGTCTTTTCATACCATAAGGCATTTTAGTTTTCTCCTGCTACTGGTAGTAGCTTTCCATGGAGCGCAGGTTTCCCCTGCGCTCGAGCAGAGCTCTTACCATGTCTGCATTGCCAGGCGTGCTTCTTCGTCGGTAAGGATCATATCGGTTGACAGATCCATATAGGCGTGCTTACCTGTAGCCGGCTGCCAGCAATAGAGCAGACGGCGCCCCGTACGGGTATAGAACGGAGTTTCGGTCTGATTGCAAGCGGGAATCCAATCGCCATCTTCAGCGCGCAATTCGCCGGCGACTCTCGCATACTGAAAGCACAGTGGTCCGTTCGCGCGCGCTATACGCTCGGCATAGTGTCTCGCATCTCTCAGGTTACCGAACTCCCGAATCAATCCCAGTCTCAATTCCGCATCTGATACTTGCATTCTGTTCTCTCCTGCGCAGGTATGCGCTTAGCTTTCCAAAGAGCCCCGTAAAGACGGGGCTCGAGCAGAGCTAAGGCTTGAATGTAGGAACAGGCTTGACGCTCTTGCCATTTAGCTCGGTTCGCATAGGCATGAGCAGTCCATTGAGCTCTTGGCCGTCGGAGTTCACTGCGTCGAACCGAACCGCATGATCTGCTCCATAGAACCGCAAGCGAACAGGCGAGGAGTCTTTATCGGAAAACTTGGAAACCGCATCTGCTAGGCGTTTCAAGAGCTCAGCCGACAATGTGATGTCGGTAGAAACAGGAACGGGAACGCGCTGATGCAAATTGGCTTCGAGCTCGGCCGTCTCTACCTTTAGCTTGTCGACCATCTTGTAGTTAACTTCCTGAGTAGGCGGTTCAAATACCGCTTGCCAATTGGGGAACGTGCCTTCCACGGGGCGCGCAGTGATAACACGGGGCGATTCCAAGTCGGTAACCGCCAATTGGAGTTTCCCGTCGTGCTCGGTAACCGCCGCATGGTTGAGAATCGGTTGGTATTTACTCTTGGGAATAGCCTTCTCAAGCTCCTGAGCAGTCTTGGACGGCAAGACGGCACTCTTGAACCCATTAGGGGTGAATCCTTCAATAGTGGGAAAGTCTTGGACGTAAACGTCGGTTGGCAATGAGACGCGGGCAAGAATATGTCCGTCCGTCCCTACCGTCTCGTTCTCGGTTATCAGGATTCCGTTTATGGTGTAGCGCGACTCTTCTTGCGCGGTAAACTTGGTTGCGAGCAGGTTCTTTCTATTTAGCAGTTTCAAGGTATTCTCCTGCGCTTGGTAAGCGCTTGATGTAAAGGTTTTTAGCCTTCCATAGAGCTCAGGTTAACCTGAGCTCGAACAAGGCTAACGGGTTCTCACGTATATGCCGTTTCCAATGCATGCATAATCCCGCGTTGCAAATTCGGCATTCAAAACGCGCTGGCGTTCGTTCCTGATTACCTTTATCCCGAATAGCAGGATGTCGGCCGACTTCTTAAAGCATTCGCACCCATCGTATTGCAAGCGTAAGTACCTGAGCGCACTCATGAGCGTCTTTTCTGCTTCGTTGAGTGTCATTAGTTCCCCTCCGCGAAGAGAATCTGGCGTTCGGACTCGGTCGGGTCATAGAACATCTGATAATCGCAGTTCTCAGAGCTCGCTTCAGCTTTGAATCCGGGTGCTCCCAGATGTCCGCATTGAAACCATCCTGTTAGCGCAAGGTTCCTGTAGAGTTTGGTTCCGCACGTCGGGCAGGTTCCCCTGCGCACAATAGCGAGGTTCTCGCGCAGCTGCGCGAGTCTCTTAGCTTTCAGTTGGTTTTTTTCCGCTTTGCTTAACCGCATTCTGTTTTCTCCTTCTCTGGTAAGAGATTAGCTTTCTAGAGAGCTCCTCGACTCAGGAGCTCGAACAAGGCTAATCACTGCGCTAGTCCAATCCTTCGGCTTTGCGGAACTCGGCGACCATCCGCTCAAGATCGTTCGAATCCACTACGTTTGTCGCTTGCACTTCCACCGTCCAATTGTCGCCGTCTTTTGTGTAGACAGCTGCCACGTCGGCATAACCAACGTTGCGCTTTCCGATTCTTGAGATTCCGTATCCAAGGTGCTCGATTGTGATTGTCATGTAATGAGTCTAAATGGTGCGCACCATATGTCAAGAGAATAATGAGCTCACATACAAAAAGATGCGAGCGGCACCTTGCCCCACGCGAAACCAGCGCAACCCTCTGCGCTTTCCTTCGCTTAACCATTTGTGCTCTGTGCTCTAAGGGTTTGCTCTAACCTTTGCGCCGACCCTCTTGCGTGGCACCTTAATGCCACTGTCGTTTCTGACAGGGGACCTGTCAATACTGACAGCCAGGCCGGCGCGTAACTCGCTGATAACACGTCGCGGTTGTCTCGACCCCTGTCAGTTCTGACAGCCTGGCTCGAGCCGGCCTGTTACTTCTGACAGGCCCCCCCTGTCAAAACTGACAGGAGAGCCCCCGGGGGCCGCGCAAGCCCTAAGCGTGGCTGCCAGCCGACCGGGACTTTCAAAGGGGGGTAGCGGCGCCGGGAAAATTCCGCCGCTGCGGACTGCGGTGGTTCGATTCTCCGTGGCGAGTATTGGGTAGTACAGGCAAACGCTAGCCTTTAGCGCGTTGCGCGCTTTTTTGAAAGTATGTTCGCCAAGTCTAGGTGTTGCCCCTCTGAGCGTTGGGGATTGCTCCCGCGCTCTCGGAAAATGGCGGCAAACCTGGGCTCAGTGCACCGGCTTGGCCTGCTTGTTGTTGCGCCTGCGTATGCGCTTTCTGCGCTCTTCTTCGTTGCGAATCCACTCGGAAGCCTTCAGGGTGTGGTCCCGGAGCGGCTTGCGGGCAGGTTCTTTCGCCCAGCGGGAGGGCTGGTCGGGGTAGATCGAGGAGAGCCATTTGCTGCTGGGACCCCATTTGTCGACCGGCTGGGGCTTCGAGGGGGGCTCTAGCGGCGAGAACTGGTAGGTCGCGGTGAGTTTGCCTCTTGAGTGGTTCATCTGCCACAGCCTCCACTGCTGATAGCCTTTGTCGGTGAGGTGGGCGCGTTTGCGCTCGAAGCCTCCCGGCAGTCTGTCGCCCCGGAGGTCGAGCTTCCCCAGACGGTACTCTTCTTCCGTCACCACTCGCACTATACACCCGTTTGGCTCGCTCGTTCACCTTTTTTTCGCTGTATGGATTGACAGTAGGCGCACAATCGGGGTGGGGCATAGCTTTCTCGCCCGGAGGTGGTTTTTATGAGCGAATTGATAAGGCCGCCGTTTACCGGGGAGCACGCCTGTGTGCCGAAGATGTGGAACCTGATCCGGCAGAAAGTGGTTCAGCCGGTGAGTCTCGACGGGCGCAGTTACTGGTTCATCTCGCTTCCGGAGGTGGACGAAGCGCCGGCCGGAGATGCCTGGGGGGCGTTGATTTACGAGGATGGGGATGAGGTGGTCATAGAGTGGTTTGAGACGGAGAAGGATTTCAACCTGTCGCGGGCATGGGCTCAGGCTCACGGGAGGCGGCCGTGAGCGATGACGCCAGTGCCTATAACGAACTTGGCCGGCGGCTGCTGGCTGCGGTGGTCAGCTACCAGCTGGGATACGCCGGCGTGGATTCGACGCTCAAGAAAACTCCTCGCGAAGTCGAGCCCTGGTGGAGTAATCTGGGCCAGTATCTGGCTGTCGTAATCAGCCAGAAACTGGTCTCGGGAACGCTCGCCGAGGCCGTCAGGCGGGTGAAGGAGAGAGGAATTGAGCCAGACTTATGACGACGCGCAGGTCGAGGTGCTGATTTGCCGGCTGGCCGAGGCTGAGAAGCAACTGGCGGAGGTTCCCTTTCAGGTCAAGGAGTTTGTGCGGGACGCGGAGAAATTTGTGGAGCTGATAGAGCGGGCCGCCGAGTTGCTGCGCTCTGTGGTTGGTGACCTCCTGGATGAGAGAGCGATTGACTGGACAGAGTGGCAATTGAGCGCACAGCGGTGGCTGCGGGATGCGGGGATGGAGAAATGAGCCTAAAAATGAGCGAGATGCTGGATGCAGAAAAGCGGGCATTTGCGGAAGAATCCTGGGAACACCTTCGTACTGCTATTCGGGATATAGATGATCTCATCGGTCTAGCCCAACAGCAAACAATACTTCTCAAACAGGCCGCCGAGTTACTGCGCCTGAAACAGGACGACTTCAAGTCGATAAGCAAATTTCTGGACTGGCATGTGAAGCGTGAAAAGTGGTTGAAGGATGCGGGGTTTTATGAGCGATAAACCTCACGGGCCAGTGAGCGAGCGGTTCATGCGCCACCACTACGGAGCTGCAATGGGCGTGAAAAGAAGAGTCGGTTTGCAGAGGATAAACGTGGAAGGCATTTGGCTCCGAAGAGAGCCCGATCATACCGTAGTACTGATCGAACGGGATGGCTTGTGGACGGAAATAATTCGGGAACCCGCAGACGGAAGTTATTCACATATCTGTGAGCCTAGTGGAATTCAATCGAAACAACTTGAAGCTAAGGAGTTGCTTCAGAGGGCTGCCGAGTTGCTGCGCGAACCGAAATCTGTCTTCATTGCTGAAAGCGAAGATGGCTGGTACAAACGGCGCGACCAGTGGCTGAAGGACAGCGGATTTTAGAAGTGACTGACGATGAACTGGCTAACGTTCGCAAGGCCGCGGCGATGGAGATTATGCAGTTGAACGACCAGATTCTGAGGCTTGAGACTTTGAACCAGAGGGCGGCCGCGCTCCTGCGGATTCCCACATTCACCTGGGAGGCGTTTTCAGAGTACGACCGCTGGTCGGATTTGAGGCGCGAGTGGTTTACGGACGCGGGCTATTGAAATGCTCTACTTCCTGTGTTTTCTCCTGGGCGCGGTCCTCGCGTGGCTGGTGCTCGTCTGGCGGGCGACAAAATAAAGGCGTTCCCATGCCTCCGAGGAACGCCGCGCCGCTTGAGGCAAATCCTTCCCCCGAAGAAATGCCGCGGCACACAAATAAGGTAACCTCCGGCTCCTGAAACTGCAAATAGCCGGGACGGGCTACAGCGATCACCCGATTCTTGACACCCGTGCTAATCTGACCTCAGACGCCTGCTGCGGGTTTCTCTGTCCATAAGGGAATGCTGTACTCAGTCCTTTCGTGTCCCTTCCCCACAAAATCCTCATCCTTAATTCTTCGATGTGGATACTTACCCGCGAAGCCATAAGCCTGATACGCGAGAAGCGCGCGCGAGAGGTCTACGACCAGGGAAGGTTCGTAGGCATTCAACTGTGCACCTCACCGCCTGAGACCGGGGAGCTCCTGCCGCCGGCGGAACTTCCCGGCCTCGTTTTCGAGGACCCGAACCCGGCGCGCAAGTACGCGCGTTTCCACTGGGAGAACTGATTATCAGCCGCACCAACGGCGTCAAAATCGGGCAGCGCGGGCCTAACGGCGTCTGGGGCGGCCTCAACCCGCAATCGCCGGTCGGCCAGAAGATGAGTGTCGCCGAGTTCTGGGACCGCAAGTACCGCCCGAAGCTGACGCTCAAGGAAGTCGAGAAGATGCTCGCGAAGGAGCTGAAGCTCAAAAAGGACTGGGCCGCCGAGATAGCGAACGCCGTCTTTGTCGGCAACCGCGAGCAGATTTATGAAGCCTTCTCCCGCCAGGTGAACAAGGGCGAGTCCTCCGCCTTCAACGCGCTCGCCTCCCGTGCCTACGGGCTCCCCCGCCAGGAGATGTCCTTCTCGCAGGACAAGCCCTTCAAGCTGGTAGTCGAGTACATAGGCGAGCGCCAGCCGGAAACTATAACCATCGAAGGCGAGAGGCTCCCGCCGCCGAAGATGCTCGCGAAACCTCCGGAAGAGGAGAGAGAGATTGCCGAGGATTGCAGCGATTAGGAAGGAAGAGCGCACCGGGAACTCGATCACCGTCAGGGAGCTGAAGCTCTGGCGCAAGATGAAACTCAATCAGCTTGAGAGGCTCATCGAGGCGCTCGGCGGCCGGCTGACCGCCGAGGCTTCCTTTGCCGACCGCGTAATCACCATTGCCCCCTATGAGCCGCTCGCGGGACGCACATATAATAAAGATAGGGACAGAGATAAAGACGAGAAGCCGGTCTCACCGAAGCCCCCGGGCGCGCACACGAACTCCGAAATCCTCCAGATGTGGCGGGACGCCTCGCAGCCATGAACGAGCTCAAAATCCAGCTCCAGCCCAAGCAGAAGCAGTTGTGGACGCTCTGGGACGACCAGGAGACGGCGGAAATCGGCTACGGCGGGGCGCGGGGCGGGGCGAAGTCGGGCGGCGGAAGGCGCTGTATGCTGATGCGGCGCCTGAAATACGCGGGAACGACCGGCCTGATCCTCCGCCGCACCTACACGGATTTATACAAATCACACATTACCAAGCTCTTCGAGGAGTTTCCCCAGTTGCAGGACGGCTGGCGCGAGAGCCACAAGGAGCTCAGGCTTCCCGGTAACTCGAAGCTCTTCATGGGTTCGGCCGAGCACGAGGGCGACATGGCCGCGTTCTATTCCTCCGAGTTCGCGGACATCCTGGTTGATGAGTGCCAGGACTTCTCGCAGGGCGAGATAGAACGCCTCCGCGGTTCCAACCGCAGTACCTCTAACCGCAAGCTCATGCCGAAGATGGTGATGACCTTCATGCCGGGGTTTTCAGAATCCGGCGTTCCGCCGAAGGGGCTTCAGTATCTCAAGCGCGTGTTTGTCGAGAAGCGGCTTGAAGAATCCGAGAAGAAGAAGAAGTGGGCCTTCATCCAGGCGATGAGCTGGGATAACGTCGAGTGGGTGAAGAAGGAGCTCGAGAACGATGGAATTGATACTCCCACCTTCTACTCGTGGAGTGACCTCGAGCGCCGCGAGTACTTTCTCCGTAGTGAATACGGTAGTAAACTTGCGTCGCTTACCGATTCCAATTTACGAGATGCCTGGCTTTTCGGAAGCTGGGACGTGTTTCTTGGTCAGTATTTCCCCCAGTTCTCAAGAGAGAGGCACGTAATCTCGACCAAAGAGCTGCACGAGCGCATCCGCCCCTGGCACAAGAAGTGGCTCTCCGGAGACTGGGGCTACGACCACCCGCACGCTGTCTATAAGCACTCGATAGACGAAAAGGGGCACGTCGTCACCTGGGGCGAGCAGTGGTCGCGGCAGATGAACGAAGAGGAACTCGGCAAGCGCATCACCGAACTCTGCGCGGGCGAGAAGTATATCGCCTTCCCGTTCTCCTGGGACGCCGGCCGGCAGTCGCCGCGCTCGCAGCGCAAGGCGCCCAAGTCCATCTTGAGCATGGTGAACGAATCCCTGGGGCCGGGCGTGCCGCGCGCGTTTCCCACCGATTCGAGTCCAGGCACGCGCATCTCGCGCGCCCGCCTCGTCTCTCAGATGCTGGATTCCTTTTACTGGCACATCTGCGAGGACTGCCCGCGCCTGATCGAATGCCTGCCTACTCTGATCCGCGACCCCAATAACACCGAAGACGTGAGGAAGATCGACTACGACGAGAACGGCATAGGCGACGACCCTTACGACGGCGCCAGTATGGGCCTTCAGTTCATGTGCGGGTCGTCCTTCAAGCCGGCTGAGTTGAGATTACGTGAGCAGGCCATGGCGATTCAGGATGAAACCGAAAGGTTTTTCTTCCTGTACAAAGAGCATACGAAGATGCGCGAGGGCGAGAAGCGCGAACGCGCAACGCCTTCGTGGCAGGCGCGGATGACCGAGCTCAATGAGACCGTGCAGTAAAAAGGCCATCCTGGCGGGATGGCCTCATGGCCGTAAAGGACAAGCTCTATGCTTTTCAAACTTCGCTATGAGCGAAGTGTAACATGCAGGAAGCCCCCAAGCCAATAGGCTCGCGCATACGAAGTTTCATCGAGCAGTTATTCACTTCAAGGCATGTGCGCTTCCTCGAAGCCGAGCTCGTCCGCGCGCGCCTCGAATATCAGGCAGAGATTCGCTACATGAAAGCAGAGAAAGATTTGCTCTGCAAGAAGATCGAGAAGCTCGAGCTTGCCGTCTGGCCCCAGGCCACTCAGGCAGGAAGGGCCTGGGCCGCTGGCGCGGCCCCCAGGCCCCAGTCCTCTACGCTTGAGGTGCCTTCGGGCGAAGCCACTTTTTTAGAGGCGTTGAGGCTGCACAACCAGAAGGAGGACCGGGAATGGCAACGGCACCAATCGGAGAGCTCGTCCACGAAAGAGAATGGTCCTGCGGCTGCCGGGAAGTAGGCGGCACTATCGTCCGCCTGTGCTCGGTCGCGGCGCAGACCGATAAGAGCTTCATGGTCGATAGACCGCCGCACTCGAATGTGTGCTTCAGGCAGAAGCAGGAACAAGCAGAGGCAGCAGGTGCTCAAGCGCAAACCGAAGCCCAAAAAGGAGCCGGGGAAGGCGAAGCCGGAACCGGACCCGAAACCGAAGAAAGACACCGGAAAGGCTGGTAAGGAGCCCCCGGAGCCCGAGCACGATGTACCTCCTGCGCCTGAACCCGCCGATGAAGTTCCGGCTCGAGAAGAGCCCGAAGAAAAAGGAGCAATGCCCATGTCAACGCCAGCACTGGGAGTAAGAACCTGGACAACCGCAGTCAACGAGACGGTATGGGCTTGCGGCTGCCGCGCACTCACCAACGTCACGCCGAACGCGCTCATTACCTGGTGCGGTCAGCCCGACTGTCTGCGCCTGTTCGCCGCGGGCGTTGCCTACACTCAGCGGCAGTTCGACTGGCAGGTGTCGCGGGGCGGAACCCCGACGCTCGTGGCCGCGCTCTTGCGTCCGATGGTAACGCCGCTGCCCCAGATTCTTCCTGCGCCAACGAGCGGTCAGTACTTCTCGATGGACGTAAACGACGGCACCGTAGCCGACATCAACGCAGCCGGCGCGGCACCAGCCAGCGCCAAGGAGGAAGCGAATGACACTTCGTCAAGAACCTCACGAACCCGATCAACCTAAGCCGGACGACCCGGGCGAGCACGAGCACAAGCCCGGACAGCCGCACCAGCCCGGAGACAAGCCGCCTTCGCCTAACCAGCCCAGGCGCTAGGAGGAAGCGATGGCCTTCAGAGCTAGAGACGGACGCGCCTTTGGACGGCGGGATCAGATGAATGCCTATAACGACCGCATCTCCAGGGGCTCTTCGGGAACCTCCCGCCCGCAAGACGCCGAAGACGAGCGCGAGGGCCATGAGCGGAAGGAGTACGGCGGCTCGCTCGAGCCGAAGCCTCACCAGCCGCCCGAAGAAGTTGAAACCCAGCAGAGGCGGGGCGAGAACCCCGCCCGCAACCCCAACCCGGGACCGAGAGAGCCCAGGCCGAACACGCCTACTCCCGGCATCGAACAGGCGGGCGACTCCAACAACCCGGGCGAAGCCGGCGGCGCGGACGACATCTCCTACATGAACATCAACGACGCGGTGAGGAACCACGGCCCCGCCGACAACGTGCAGATTCGTTCAAGCGGCGGGATGCACCACGTTACCACCTCGCACGGCGGGCGCCGCCATGTAAGTACGCACCCGACCCCGCAAGGGGCGGCGCTCCACGCGGCCGATGCTATGGGCTTGAACCAGCACGTAGCGAATTTGGCCGGCAACCCGAGGCCAGAGGATTCAATACCCGGAATGAGGCGAAGCGGTTACTGAGTGCCCTGGACAAGACAGCAAGTGAAGTTCCTGCTCTCGAAGGGCTCGCCCCTCGATCCCGAGCAGAAAACTAAGATGCAAGGGGAATTACATGCCGACCCCAGTCTCGGACACGAGCGTAAAGGCTATTCAAAGGGAATCACGGCGGGGCAGGCAAGGAGGAAGACGCGCGATGGCGGACGGCGGACGCAGTAGCGGCAAGTGGCCTACGGGCGGCGAGCGGTGGACAGGCGGAAGCGAACACAAGCCGAAGCTCGGCCTGTTTCGCGGCCAGGCCAGAAGGCACGGTGTCGAGACCCCGGACTGGGGGCGCGAACCCGACCGGGAGCGCGTTCCCAGGTTCCGCGACATAACGAGCGCCCTCTCTCCCGGCACGCAGGGAAAGAGTAAGCAGGGTCACGGCTTCAAGTTCTCTAACATGCAGCCGAGGAGAGGACGTGGCTGAACACTTCATGCAGCAGGCGTCCGCGCGCATGGAGCGCAAAGGGACTAAGGGTCTCTTTAAGAGGCAGGCCGAGCGGCACGGCATGACGACAAGCCAGTGGGCGCACAAGCAGCAGAACTCTCCCGACCCGAAGCAGCGTCAGCGGGCTAACTTCGCGCTGGTAGGAATGCGGTTAGCAGGTAAACGATGAAGGTAGTTCTCTCTTTTCTCCTTATAGTCACGGGGTGCGGCTGTACGCTGCATCCCTTTTTAGGTACGAGAGTGCACCGCTTCAAGCACCAGGGGCAGGACTACATTCACTGCTCGGTGCTGATGTCGCCCGACCACAGGCAGATGGCCGAGGATGCAATCAAGGAGTGCCAGGACGCGATAGCCGAGCGTCCCGAGCCCTACAAGAAATAAATATGCCGGTTTTTGAAAAAGTCTATTCGCAACGGGATATGGGTGCTTCTCGCGCTGGTGGCTGGTTTGCTTGCGCTCCTGGTCTTCTTACTAAGCATTCGTAATGGCTGACGACGAACAAGAACAAGACGACGAAGAGCCGGAAGAAGAAGAGGAAGACTCGGAACCGGATGAAGACGCGGACGACTACGAAGACCAACTGGGCGTCTACGAGTCCTTCGACTGGTCGCCCGAGCCTTTCGTCGAACTGAGCGAGCGCTCTAAAGCCAAGCTGCTCGAGCTCTGCCGCGGCTGCGCCCGGCGCGACATGGCGGCGCGGAGGATGGAAGTTGAGCAAACGTGGGAGGCCGAGCTCTTCGCGAGAGGCTATCAGTACCTCTTCCCGAGACGCGCGGGCGGCTGGCAGTTATTTTCCGCGGCCAGTGGAAAAACTTGGAGCCAGATGCAGGGAGCCCAGGTTTACGAGACAAATATTTACGGAGCGCATTCGGAGATACTTACCTCTGCCCTGGTTCGCGATATACCTACTGGAAGATTCCAGCCTGCTGATCCTGACTCAGATCCTGACGTTACCGCGGCTGAAGCAGCCGAGGCGTACAAAGAAGTTTTTAGTAAGAACAATAACCTCAAGGACGTGCATACCCAGGCTGCGTATCATATGTGCCACAGCGGGCGAGTACTGTTTTATACAACATACCGACTGGACGGGCAGAGGTTCGGGTTTGAGAGTGAGCGTGACGAAACGGCCGTGGCGCCTGAAACCGACAACGAAGGAGCCACGGAAGTAAGGAAATCTCCGCGCAAGCCTCGCGGTAGAGAGGTGCTCGAAGTCTTCGGCAAGCTCGAGCACAAGGTCCCGATCCAGGCGCTCGACATCCACGAGTGCGACTTCGTGCTCGCCTTCCGCGACATGGACGAGTGCCGCGCCAAGGCCAAGTTTCCCTGGATAGAAAACGAAATCAAGCCCGGGGGCGGGGTCGGCGAGATAGGCATCGACCGTATCGCCCGCATCAACGTGGCGCTTGCGCTTGAAGGCGGCTACGTCACCGGAGACACCTTCAACCGCGAGGTTACGGTCTCCTACTGCTGGCTGCGCCCCGCGCACTACTACCGCATGGACGACGACGACGTGCGCCAGGAGTTCTTCGACAACTTTCCCGATGGACTGCTGGCCGTTCACGCCGGCGACGCTCTTGCCTTTGTGCGCAACGAGTCGATGGACGAGCACCTCCATGTCATGCAGGCGCTCGCGGGCAACTCCCAGAACCGCCGCGGTCTCATGACCAACTGCCTCTCGATTCAGAAGCGCCTGAATAACTGGATTGACCTCTTGAATGACTTCTTCGTGCGCACGGTCCCGACGCTCTGGATGGACGGCGAGGTGTTCAACGTCGCAGGGTTAGCCCGTCAGAATAACGTCCCGGGGCAGCGCAGGCCATTTCTCTCCGTACCCGGGCGCCAGATTCAGGAGATGATTTATGCTGAACCTCTACCCCAGCACCAGCCCGAGCTCCCGGCCTTCATCCAGCTTTTTTTCAAGGATTTTCCGGAGATGCTGTCCGGAGCTCTTCCTTCACTATTCGGCGCCGAGTCTAACACCGATACCGTTGGCGGTATCGCCATACAACGCGACCAGGCGCTGGGACGGCTGGGTACGCCTTGGTCTCGGTTGCAGGGAGCCGCGGCCTGTTACTTACGTCAAGCTGTTCAACTAGCCGCGAAGTGCAGGTTAGCCCGCGGTGAAAACCTGATCTCCTGGGTGACGGACGAATCTACCAAGATGACGCTCGAGGTCTCGGATCTCAAGGGAAACGTGCTCTGTTATCCCGAAGCCGACAGTAACTTCCCTGAGACCTGGATACAGCGCAGTTCGCGCATTCAGCAGCTGATGATGGAAGCGCCGACGACTCCGCTCGTCATGCAGGTTATGTCACTCCCGCAGAACCAGCGCATGATACGCGATGCCGTGGGCTTGAAGGAACTCGACGTTCCCGCGGCCGACTCCGTAGACAAGCAGAAGGGCGAGTTCGAGGTACTGCTCAAGCGCCAGCCGCAGCCGATGCCAAACCCCGCCGTGCAGCAGGCGATGCAGCAGTTGCAGCAGGCGCAGCAGCAGGCGCAAGCCGCCGGCCCCGAAGGCTTCGCGCAGTTCCAGGCGATGGTGCCGCAGGTGCTTCAGGCGATACAGCAGATGCCGCAGCAGATCTCCTCGTGTCCGGTGGCGCAGGACGCCAGCGAGAACCATGCGATTGAAGCCCAGGAGTGCTTTCGCATGATGAACTCGCCCACGGGCAGAAAACTCAAGCTCGGGAGTTCCGACCAGCAGGCCGCCTATGAGAACCTGCATCTCCACTGGCAGGAGCACATGGCGATGGCGCAGAAGCTCTCGCCTCCCGGCAACCAGGACCAGCGCCCCATCTCGCGAAGCGTAAGCGTAGCGGTAGACAGAATGCCGAATGACATTGCCGCGCAGTTGTTACAGCAGAACTACGGTATCCAGGCAAACCCGCAGAGTTTCGGGGAGCAGGATGCCGCGGAAACCGAGCAGGAGCTCGTCAAGAAAGCAGCCGACTATGGTCGCGGCGCGGGAGGACCGGGCGGACCAGGGAGCATTCAGTAAATGGATGGTGAAGCAGCAGTCGCCGATATAGTCGAACAGCCCGTAGATGCGGGCGCCGACACAGGTTACGAAGAACCTGTAGAGCACGAGGATGTAAGCGAACAGCCTATAACCGAGCCCGAGCCCCGCGTCGAGGAGCAGTCGGCCGAAGTCGAGGAGCCCGGGGCGAAAGAAGTCGGCGATGCCTTAAAAGCCCTCAAGAAGTTGAATCCCGAGTACGCGCGCGTCATCGACCGGATGCGCAAGGACTTCTTTGAGACGGGACAGTTCCGCGAGTCCTTCCCTTCGGCCCGGGACGCGAAGATTGCCAAACTCGCCTGGGACTCGGTAGGCGGCGAAGAGGGTTTCGCGCAACTGCGCGAGCACGAGCAGTGGATGCAGTGGGTCGATCAGGCGGCCGAAGCCGGCGACTCATCCATCATTGACGACTGGGCAAAGGACTTTCCCGAGGGCTTCCGCGAGGTCATGCCCTACGCGGTCAAGAAGTGGGCGCAGATGGACGGCGAAGCCTTCTCGAAGGCGATTGGCCCCCACTTATCCGGTTTTTTAGACCGCGCAGGGCTCGCCGACCGGCTTTCAGAAGCCTTCGACGCCATCGAATCGCAGAATCCACGCCACGCGCAGTCGGTTCTGCGCAATATCTTTCAATGGGTGCAGGCTCACAGGAAATATTCAGGCCAGGGAGGAGCAGAGAGTGTCAATCCAGCCGACGAAAAGCTCACGCAAAGGGAAAACGCGGTCAGGGAGCAGGAAGAAAGGGCCTTCCGGGGGGAAATCGGGCGCGAAACCTTCCAATATCAGCAGAGTGCCGTCCAGAAAGCCCTCGCCCCCTACCTCCGGGGAGCAAAAATCTCTGAACAGGCTCGTGGAAGGCTTGTTTCAAATATAAACGCCGACATCAACGAGAATCTCGACCGCAACGAGGGTTTCCAGCGCCAGATGAAGGCGTATCTCTCGCAGCGGGACTCGCGCGGCACTGTTGCCTACCTTAAAGGCCAGCTTGACCTGATAATTCCCTCGATCTCGAAGCGCGTATGGCAGGACATGTACGGGCCCCTGCCAAAAGCCGCGAAAGCCGGGACTTTTGCGGGTGTGAACGGCGACCGCGGCCGAGTTGCGGCTCCAGCGGGCGAAATCAGGCTCAACCGCAAGCCCGCGCTCTCTGAAATCGAAAAAGACCGCGATTACATGGCCGCATACATTGCCGGCAGGGCAATCATGGCGAGAGGCCCCTATAAAGGCAAGCTCGTGAGGTGGAAATAGTGCCTCGGTACTCAACCGACCCCGGCTGGATCAGGCAGGCGCTCTCGGCCTGGCCCGAATACATGTTCGGCCGCGACGGAGTGCTCGAAGAGGTCACCGAGGGCGAGAAATCGAGCGCGGTCTGCCTCTCGCCGACTTCTGAAGGTCACGGGGTGCGGGGTTTCGTGGCGACGGTCATCTGGGCGCCCGATACGACCGCGGGCGAGGTCGAAGTCGAGGGCGCCGACCAGAACCAGGAAGAGGCGTACCACCCGCTCGGGACTATCACCTTTCCCGACCGGCAGTACTCTTCGCCCTCGGGTCTGGTGACTAATTTCATGCGCGTAGTGATTACTACGCTGCCCGACCCGACGCCCGAGCTTGCAGCGAGGCTTATGATCCGATGATTTTTCGCCAGGCGGATGCGCGACCCTCAAGTCGTTAAACTGAGCAGCGTCCGCTTTCTCTGGGCACCAATACCGCGATAAAGGCTAAGTCGCGGCGCCATCTCATATCCAACTGGGCGGATACGGGGGATGAGCTTTGTCCTAGAGGATACGTATGCCCAACCCATTACAGGAAGCGGCGGTACAATCTATAGAGTTAGACGCTTTCGCGAAAGACATACCGGACTTAGTTCCGCTGTTTGACACACTGTATTCGTTTGCGAAAAAGAACTTTAAAACAGTACCTGCTTCAAATATTACCGAGGGTGGAGGAACGACTCGCCCAAGCGCAAGAGTCCCTTTCCGTGTGCAGGCTGGAGCTCCTATTAGTCAGGGAACAGGTGACGCGGATGGTCTCGGACGAGGAAGCGGATCTCTCTGGCGGTCCTTCGCACTTAGCCCCGTAGTTATAAAGGCTGCGAACGAAATTACCTGGTTATCGAAGAAGGCAACGGATGGCCGAGAACGCGGTCTCTTTAATGTCAGCGCCCAGGAGCTCAAAAACACCTTAGCCTCATGCACTCGCGGCATCGAGGGCCTGATGAACGGCGACGGCTCTGGCGCCATCGACCAGATCCCGTCCGACGCCATCATCAACTCGGCGACCGGAAGTGGTAACACAACGTCCAACATTGTCGGTATGCGCAACGTCGCCGGCTTCACCGACCAGCAGATTGTCCAGCTCTTTCCATCCATAGGCGGCACCGCCCGCGGCTGGGCGACCATCTCCTTCGTAGATGCCATCACCAATACGCTCTGGTTTTCCAGTCCGCTCCCTGCTGGTACTGCTGCTGGCGACTACGTTATGGTGTCTGGTGGCGCTGCTACTGGCGCAGCTGGTTCGAGCCTGCTCGGCCTGCGCTACTGGCAGAACAATGGCAACACAGGAACGATTGCAGGAGTTAATCGGGCTAATTTTCCTGGTCGCCTATCTACTCCTACTATTGATCTGGCCGGTGGCCCGATGACCCAATCTATCGGACTAAGAGCTGCGACCCTGATGGGACGCGCGCTCGGTCCCGACGCCGACTCGATCAAGGACGCCATCTGGTACACGGGTCCCGATCAGGGCATAAGCATCAGCAATTTGATGTTCAACGTGCAGATCGTGAATGCGCAGGAAGTCGAAGGCGACAAGCCGATAGACATGGGTAAGAAGTTCTTTCCCGACACCTGGTGCAATCGCAACCTGATGATCTCGTGGACGGCTCTGCCCGGACGCGCTGACTTACTCACCCCGGACACGTGGTACATCTTCGAGACGGCGCCGCTCGAGTTATACGATTTTGGCGGCGGGTCCGTGGTTATGCCTGTGCCCGACATAGCCGGCGCGGGCTCGTACCTGACCAGCTACATCATGGTGTATATAACCGCCTTCAACGTGTGCAACAGTAACATGTTAGCCGGCGCCTATGTGCAGAACGCGGCCATCCCTGCCATTAACTGATGCCGGGAAAGGGCCAGCTTCCGGATTACCCTCGGGACCACAAGGTGGGCATGGAGGTCCCGAGGGGCGGTTCTAACTGCGCCAAGTGCTCGCATGTCCGGAACGACAACAAGGACTGTGCCGAACCCCACTTTGTGGCGTGGAACGGCGGACACGAACTGCCGCTCGCGGCAAATATCTACTGCTGCGACTTCTTCGCGATTGGCAGGCAGGTTGAGATGAGGGAGAAATACTTTGGAAGGAAATGATGGCATCAGCAACCCTCGAACAAACGCTAGAAATGATGGAACGCGCCGGGCACGTCGCTAAGATAGCGCGCCTCCAGCCGCTCGAAGACCGCGTACTCCTGCGCCGCCTTGAAGATGACGACGAGAAGCTCGTGCAGACCGCGGACGCCTGGAAACCGAAGCCGAACCGTGGCGAGGTGCTGGCGGTAGGTCTGAGAGTGCTTACGCTCAAGCGGGGCGACCGCGTTCTCTTCGGAGAGTACTCGGCGCAGGACATTACCGTCGATGGCGAGGAGTTAGTGCTGATCTGCGTACACGATATATGGCTTCGCCTCTGAACCGTCTTAAAAGCTGTCCGCCCGAGTACGCGGAGCGTCTAATCAGGGCAGGGGGAGTGAACCGCTATGGAAATCCGAATTTCCGCCTTGATTGGGGGCAGTCCTATCGAGTACGACGCGGAGGTATCTGGGATTCAGGGGGATTCTTTTTCAGGGGATATAGAGACGAGCTCGAAGACGGAAGACCCTGCTGGGTGGTCAGGCAGTGGAACCCTCCTGAGTTTTACCTATCAGCCGACGCCTGGTTTCAGGAGAACCGTTGCCCTCAATCGGGCCTTCAGCTTCTCGGTGACTTTCCCTGGCGGGGGCAGTACGAAGCCATCCAGCCCCTCATCTCGAAAGAGTTAGTCAACGGGCGCCTCGTGATCGAAACCATGCCGCTCAACGGCATGATTATCGACATCCTGATCCCGATGATTAAGCAGTGGAAGGTCCTTCAGGGCTGGCGCAAGGAGCTTGCCTTCAGGAACTGGCAGGCCCGCAAGCAGCACATCCTGGACAAGAAGATCGAGGACGCGAGAGAAGACGCGAAGATGGCTTTCACGGGTCCGGTCAGCTATGCGCGGCAAGCCTGCCATACGCCGCTCGTTGACAGGCGCATGAAGGCGATAGAGGAGCACTGGGACCGCGCCGTCCGGATGCTTCGCCGGCAGGGCCTCGGAATCACAATCAACTAATCAGATTGACCCAGGAGAGTTATGCCAGACGCGAGAGTCGAATCGACATCCATTGGAGCTGACGGGCGCTTCAACGCGCGCTCGCTGCGCGACACGCAGACCGCGAACGAGCGCCTCTACGGCGCCGAGTACGTAGACCCGGTAAACTTCCGGCGCCCCGAGATGATGGTCTATATCTACTCGGTCGTAGACCAGAGGCCGCACGGCGCGCACCTGCACCGCTCGTTTCCTCCCCTCGTACCCCATCTCAGTATCACCGAGTTGAAGCCGGGGGAACGCTACGCAGTGGTCACCAAAATCCCGCATCCCGTGAACCAGCAGTGTATGCGGGAAAACGGGGAACGCTACATCGACTCCCACGATGCGCGGCGGGTGGCGATGGACATCGTGAATCCCGACAACCTGACGCTCAACCAGGACACGCAGCCCGACCCGGCGAAAGTCTTCTCGCAGGGAAACGACTACGGGCGCCTGGGTGTGTTCTGGTCGCTCTTTCCCGAGCCGACCGACGAAGAGATAAGTAAAGCCGTCGCCCGGAAAGAGGCTTACTACCGCGCCCGCCTCCAGCAGGCCCGGATGCTCGAGATGACCAACCCGAAGGGCTTGGCCGAGTACATCACCATCAACGACCACATAGCCTGCGACTACTTCGGCGAAGAGTACTCGTGGCACCGCAAGATGACCAAACCCTCGGTCTGCCCCAATTGCGGCGAGAGTATGGCGACGGGCGCCGCCTTTCACAAGTCTTTAGACGGAATCCTCTGCATCAGCGACTGGAAGCGGGCGGTCGATGCCGGCGTCAAATCGCGCTCGGACGTGCCGCCCGAGAAACGCTGGTGGAAAGTAGAGAAGGAACCGAAGGAACAGTCTTCGCGGAGTGAGGAGTCTCCCAGCTGATTGCCGCCCAGCAGTCGGTTGTGAGGCTCCAGCTCCGCGATGTAATTCATGCCCGTACTGCAACTTACCGGCCCTTACCCGACCTACAAGCGGGTCATGAACCTTGCCCGGGCCTTTGTGAACGATACCTTCCAGGGCGCTACGGGCACTCCGGGTGAGGGCCAGATTTTTACCGACTCCGCGCCGATGACCATCCCGTTTCTGCGCGCGGTCACGGCCGAGCTCTATCAGGAGCTCG